TTAGTGTAGTCTCTAGGCCGTCGTCTGAGTACGTCTACACTAAAGGGTTATCTCAGTTCATTAGAACGAATTATACGCTTTTAAATAATAATATGCAAATAAAAAAGGGGGCCGAAGCCCCCTTAATTAAAGTCTTAAACTAATGCTTAAGCACCTGGAGAACCAAAGATTCCACGAGGATCAGACCAACCGAAGCTGTATCTTTCTCTTGCTTTATATCTCATGTTGCCAGTTTCAAAATCGCCTTCCATAGCAGTTTTGATTGGCGCTCTTACCATGTGTTTCATTCCGTTAGGAACATCAGTTTTAATGAAGAATGCATCATCATCAGTTAGGAAGTTGTTTACCACGTATCCTTGTGGAATCATTCCCATTGATTTCATTGCATTGATATCATTATCAGCTGTGCCAACTCTATTAGCAGACTTCATGATTCTGTCAGCTACGAACTGCAAGTTTGAAGGTATAATAAGTTTCATACCTTTAGCTGCAATTTTTAAGCCTCTTTCATCAGTAAGCGAACCAATATCGATCAAACACTGCTCTAAAGATGTTTCAGAAAGATCAGCCGAAACTAATAATTCATTCACAAATTTTCCAGCAATGGTCGGGTGACCAGCAGCTCTGTTAGCAGTTTGACCAGAACATAAAGTTGCTCCGTCGCCACCAGTTACGCCAGCCGTAAATGCATTGTTTAATACACTTGCCGCTTTGATCTGTTTTGTGTTAGCCATAGAACGTGCTAATGCTTTCGTATAACGTGTAGAAATCTTGTCATACAAGTTATCTTCAACCGCCTCTTCCGTTAAGCTAAATGCTAACGCAACAGTTTCGTGTTGATATCTTGCAGTGAAAGTTTCTTGTGCGTTATCGTATACGATCGCTGCACCTTCTGCTTTAACAGATGCGTTTTCGAAACCAGATAACATTACTTCTTCTTCAAAAGCTCTGTCACTGTTTTCAGTGTCGAAAATCTCCGTGTGTTGATTTTCGTATTGTTTGTACTCAAGTCCAAATAATGCATTTAGACCTGGCTCTAGCTCTTTTGCTAGTTGTTGTCTTGATATAGCCATTTTTTAAATCCTCCTGCTATTATTTATACAGATGCTCTGCTATTAGAACTTCATACAACATGTTTGCAGAACCGACTGTGTTTCGTGAGGCATTTCCTGAAAAGCCTATAATACGAACGTTCGCTCCTGTTCCTATGTCGGATGCATCAAGTTCCATACCTGAGATACCGTTAGTTGTGTTACCAGTGCCTACAACGATATCGGCTGTTCTGCCTATATCGGTCTGTGCAGAGTTTGTTCCTGAATCACCTTGTAGTTCGAAAACTTGGTATGGATCATCATAAACAAAACCTTTACTTGCTTGTCCTGCTGCTGATTGATTTTTAAATGCGGGTTTTCCTGTTGAGTCATCAAAATTACATCCCCAAAAAACACCAACGTTAGTAGTTCCAGTTCCAGCTTGTGTTAAAACACCACTGTTACCTGCAATCTGTACTGCGTCGCCCTGAAATATAGCATCATTTGTGATGTCATATTCAGCTGCTTTTTGAGATGGTCCACTTCCGATTTTTCCAACTGGATTAAAACCCATTGGGCTGTCTGTATTAGCCATAGTTTTTATCCTCCTTAAAAGGGTTAGTTGATTAAATCAGTAGTTCAAAGATTATTTCTTTGAGCCACCAAAGGTTACACGAGTCTGTCGATCTTGATTGATCGGCATACTTGGATGCTGTTCCTTTAAAACATCGTTTTGTACAGCTTCTTCACGTTCAGCAGTTTTATTACTAAAATACTGTTCACGTGACTGTGCGAGTTCTTCAGATATCCTTGCCAGCACAAGGCCGCCTACACCGATTAAACCTGCGTACTTTCCACTTTCAATTACGGGAAAATCTGTATCTGGATATTCGTCTGCTCTCACAAACTCCCATCCGGATCTAATTTTTCCAGAGATATTCCGAGCGTCGTCTTCGCCCATACTCTCTGCTCGTAACCATCTGTGTCGGAACCCTTCCGGGGCAGGTGGTGCGTCTAATGAAGACGGTGGAGCCCAAACTTTTGGCTTTTCATTTTTAGCCCTTGTTTGACTCACGCGGGAAGTTTTAACAGTTGTTTCTGTTTCATTTTTTGTCATATGCTTATACCTCCTTCAGCGATAGTTGTTTCGCATACTCTTCGAGTGGCACACCTAATCTTTTAGAAATTGCGACCTGTGAAGGTGTGAGTTTCACAGTTTTTCTGCGTCCTTGTGTGGCCGGACGTCGGGCACTTGCAACGTTCTGAACAGGTTGTTCAGGCGTTTCTGTATTGATCTTATCAAATTTGTGCGGAAATTCAAGTCTTATTCGCTTGTCTACTTCTGCATAATAATTATCTGATTGTGGATCAAAACCTTCTTCTTCAACAAGCTTTTTATGGATATCAAATGCAGTGTATGTCATTGCATTATCTGAGCCAAACCAAGGGTTTTTTGCTGCCCAAGCATCTGCTTGAGGATCTATTGGAGCTTGTTTTCTAGGTTGTACAGGTTCTTTAACAGGCTCTTGTACAGTTTCCTTTTTGTTTTCTTGTAAGTCTTTTAGTTTAGCTACTCTAGTAGATTCCATAGCTAAACCAGAAAGTTCAGCTTGAGCTTGTACTTGACCTTCAATATCGCCATTAGCAATTGCTGTAGCTAGTTTACCTTTTACAGCCTCTAGATTAGTAATAACTCTTTTTTCAAACTCTTTAGTGTAATCAGAATCTAACGTAGTAAACTTACTTTTAATTTTTTCGTTTTCTTCCCTTTGTGTTTGAGCAAAAGCAATAGCTTCTTCTTTTTGCCTTTCAGCTTCACGCATTTTACGTGTAAGTTTTGCTATTCTTTTTTGAACACCTTCTGAATACTCATCAAGTTCATTTTTATTTGATTCAACTTTCGGAGTTTCTTCCGTTTTAGTTTCTTCAGTTGTTTGTTCAACTTCAATTACTTCTTCTTCTTGTTTTATTGGTTCAGCATCTAAATTTATTTCAGTTGCTACTTCTTCGCCGTCGCCGACATCTATTTTTACATCATCTGACATATGGTTAACCTCCTATGGTTGCGTGTAAGATATCTTCAGGGTTATCTATTGTCCCTAATATCTCATCGTCGTTTAACATTCTTATCTCTCCGCCATCGATCTCCATTCTGGATCCTGCATACCTTGCAAATATAACCCAGTCTTTTTCCTTGCACCAAGGACCAGTTGGATATTTATCTTTGTCTTCATAACAAAGATCACCCATCTTTAATACGTAACCACATTGAGTAGCGATACGTGATCGGTCTAAGGTTTCTTGTGCAATTATGATTCCACCATCTGTTTTTTCTTTTTGAGCAAATGGCATTATAAGTATACGCCACCCAGTCGGGTTCGGTAACTTTTCTAAATTTGTTTCTTGAGGTTCTTCTTTAGCTAACTTAGCTTCTTCTTCGTACTTAGCTTCTAATGGGTGTAATTTTTTCTTCTTCGTCATAGTTATTCGGCTCCTTAGGGTTTAGCAGGTTAGAGAGTTCCTGTGATATTTGATCCAATGTGTGAATCTTGCCACAAATATACTTATAGTCGGGCATATTGTCAACCCCTCCGTTTGCAAGAACTACGACATGTGTTTCTTGCTCCCTTTCAAGGTATCTTTGTAGTTTATAAATTACTGCGATTGGATCGGTGTCTTGCATTTATGATAGTCTCCTAGTGATGCCCAAAACTCGTCTAAAGGATTGAGCCTTTTTTGTTTACAACATTCCCCCGATTGTTCTTTTTCTTTTGTGTGACAGGCACACTTGTCTTGTTCTTGCATCTTCTTTCCTCCTTCTGTCTAATAGATTCTTTATATGAAAGTTCTAATAGTTTATTCTCACTGTCCCAATATTCGTGGAACTTCACTTCTTCTTAAATATGTCTGCGCCCTTCAATCCGTATATCGATGCGACCACGCCGATAAATAACGATTGGTACCAGAAAGGCAAATTACTAAACTTGTCAAAAAAAATATCTAACTTCTCTTGTATATTTGGATCATCTGAAAACACCGACCAGATCAATAAAACCACTGGGGCACTCACAAGCAAAAGCACGAACTCGTCTTTCCATCCCTTGTCGTTTGATTGCCGTACTTGCGCCTGATACTCAACTTCCCCGCTAGCCATTTTTTGGGCATGAAGTAAAGCAGCATCAGACATAAGTATCTTAGCTTTTTGCTTGTTAGCAAATATAGCTGAGCCAGTTTTTAATACTGTTGGTAAAAGTGATAACCACATTTATGTTATGAAAATATTGCGATTATGATTACAGCAACTACAACGCCAGCGATAACTTTTTTCTTAACGCT